TTAACCCGTTTTCGTACCAACAATTGTCCAGTCTTTACCGCGATCGTCATTATATTTATCGGTCATTTTTCTTGATTTATGCCCCAATAATTTCTGTGTATCGAGACCTTGTTCTCTATATAGTCTTTCTGAAAGAGAACGCTGTTCATGAAATGTTGGTGCTTCTCCTTTATTCCATTCCAGCCCGCACTTATCTCGCGCTTTTTTAAACGTGGTTGTTAATGCATTACCTGAAACCCGATCCCCTCTTTTTGCCTGGGAGGTGGTATGTCTGAAATGCACCAGATATTTACTGACAACGGCATCGCGGCATTTAGATATTACTTCCCGAAGAGAAAGCCCAATAGCTTCACATTTTAAATCCAGTGGGATAGCCAGCCGTGAACCTGTTTTTTCCTGCTCCACATGTAACATATCGTCCCAAATATCGGTGAATTTCATATTGCTGATATCACCAAGTCGTTGTCCAGTGACAATAGCAAGTAACATCCCGCACTGGAGATATGGCTCCTGCCTTTCCGCTGCCAGAAATATGGTGTTCCATTCTTCAAGGGATAAGCGTTGTCGCTGAATTCTGTTTCTCGGCTGTTTAGTGGCAAGTGCCGGGTTAAATCCGGGTGGCACATGGCCGCTGTGCTGTGCTTCCTTGAACACGTCGATAAGTACCATGCGAACCACTTGAGCCATGCGGTTATGGCCTTCAGCTTTTACGGCATCGATAATCTCTGCAATATCCAGTGCTGAGATATCTTTTAAATGCTGCATCCCGCAATGCTCGCGAAATAAACGAACAGGTTTATTTTTTTGTTTTAACGAATTCAGCCTTAACTCTTTATGCTGGAACCGTTCCTCCTGGACGGCGATATATTTATCGAGCCATTCAGTTACAGTAATGTCAGTTCTCTTACCCTTCATCCGTGCCAGACGATCGTTAACGCTGAGTATCTGTCTGGTGCGCTGCTCGGCAATGATCGTGTTGGCCTCGGTAGCGACTTGTTTCGCTTCTGCTTCATCAGTTCCGAGGCTGTGGAACCGGCCAGATATGGGGTGCTTATATTGCCAGTAAACCTTCCCGGTACGCTTATCCAGTTTGCAATACAGGTTTGGAATAGAGATTTTATGAGAACGCGGTCTAGCAGCCATCTGCAATAATCCGTTTTAGTTTTGGACTAGCGGTAACAGGAAGTTTTGGTTCAGCAAGAACACCCACAAAGCGCGCGCTGCGGTCTACCATCCAGCACCGGCCTACCTTTATTGCTGGTGGAACCATCATTTTACCTTTGGCATATTTTTTCAACACGCGCTCGCTTGGAGCCAGATCTCCAAATTCTTCCTTCGCCCAGTCGAGTAGGGGGATCATTCGTGACATTAGTTTCTCCACTACCGGCTGCAACCGGCTATTTCAGTCTGTACGCACATGACGAGCAGCCAAGCCTGGCTCCGTCGTTACATTTCAAACAAATTTCAGGTTCGCTGGTGGCCGGAGCCACCAGTTTCATGATCGGGGCAGGGACCAGCACCGGCATTGGAACTCGCTGGCGCCTGGCTTCCTCCAGTAATTTTGCCAGTTCCAGCAGCCGCGCTTTGCAGTCCATTGCCTCAGCGCGCCACCATGCGATATCTTCACGCAGCCTACGTTGTCGCCGCAGTTTTAGTTTGCTGGGCATCACATCCCCCTTCGCCTGCGTTTTAATTCGATAATTCCCTGACACTCTGCGCACGTCTGGCAGCCGGGAACAGCAGCACGGCGTTGTGCAGGGATATCCTCCCCGCACTCACTACATTGCTCCGCTGATATACCGTTGCGGTCGATACGCATGCGCTGAATGGCCTGGCTGATGTTCTGCTCTACCAGTTCGTTGGCCTGATCGATGATTTCAGCCGCCATTATGTATCTCCTTCATCTGCTCAAACTGACGGGCGATAGCAGCAGCTTCAGGCGATGGTGCCGATTTATTGCGAAGCCAGATGCAAACTGCACCATCTTCCGTGTCGTGAATGGAACCAACAAACCATCCATCGCCGGCAGGTGCTTCTGGTTGCCACTTCGAAATGTCGTAACCATCGACAGTCGGATCCATCTCTTCCTCGTCGCGATAAACGACTGTCCATTCCAGCCCGTTAGCTTTCATCTATGCGTTAAATTCAGTGGTCGGAATATGTTCGCGACCATCGCAAAATTCCTCGTATACCGGGTGTGTCCAGTAACCATACTGATCGCGTTCTACTGGAAGCGCTGCGATTGCTGGTGATGCTGGTGTCTGCTCAGATTCAGATGATGTTGCTGACTGAGTACGAACCTGGGCGATGTATGCGAGGTTCAACGCCTCAAGGCGAGAAGACAGCTCTTTAATCAGGTCCGAATAAACTCCGGTCTGCTTGATGCTGGTGGCGTAATTGTTGGCGGCCCTCACCAGCTCGATAATGGTCATTGATGCGAGTTCTTGTCTCATTGCGTTGTATCTCCTTTGCGCGCTGCAACGCGCGATTTTTGGATGCACGAATCCCTCGCCGGGTGGCGATAATTAAATTGATTTCGCTTCCATAAATGCCCCCGAGGGGGGGCATTTGCAGCAGAGAAATTAAGCGCTGAAGGTACCGATAAATGTTTCCACGCTACTGTTTTTGAATTTTTCTACGAGCAGATCGCGGAATTCTGCGGCCATTTCTTCTTCGTAACTTTCCAGTTGCGTGATACGCAGAACAAGCACCGGACTGTCGCTGGCAAGAATGCTCATGCGCAACTTGATGCGGTATTCGCTGAGCCCTTCATAAGGGATGCATTTAAATTCAAACGCAACCGGCATAATGTCTTTGCTCTTGGCTTCAACACTTTCCATCACAGAACGTTTGCCGCTGAAGTCCTGATCTTCATACTCCGCGCTGCGGATCGCATCGATTGTGATTTTGCGAACAGCCGCCGCCGCGCGCTTGGCTTCAATAACCTGTCCGTCGGCATCGAACCCGGTGACATAATCAGACCAGTCTTCCAGCCACTCAGCCAGTTGCTTCTGGTTGTTGCGATCGCCGTTAATTTTCAGCAGCGCGGTATAAGGTGAGGTGCATTTCAGCGACAGAACAGCTTTGTTATCTGCATGACCGGGATTTTCCAGCGTGCCCAGATTGAATACGGATACTGCAGCCATGCTGTCCGCATTGATAAAACAGCGGGTGCCGTCAGCAGCATAGTCGCTGGAGTAGCGGACGAAATCTTCGATACTCTGGGTTTCCATCTTTCCGCGAAACCGAAAACGGGTGGTATAAAGCTTTTCCAGACTTTCCACGCTTACGTCTTTCGGCAGCGCGACAGCCGGGCAGTCAGCGCCAGCGAGCTTTTCTTCAACCAACTGACTGAAAACCAGATCGCGGATCTGACTAATGGCGGTTGAGTCGACTTGTTGAGACATGTTTTTTCCTTACGTGAATGGTTATGAAACCGGGCCGGTTAGCGCTGTGCCTGGTTCGGCTGGCCCTGAAGGGTGAACAGTTGCCCCTGGTCTTCCTGCAACACGGTGAGCTTCCCGCCGCGGTTGACGTACATTGGGGTTTCGGTGGTGTCCTCTTCGGACGTTTTACCGCGCGGCGTTGGCTTAACGTATGCCAGCTTATGGACGATGCCCACGCGCTTTTCTTCCATCGAATTGCTGAGGCGGGAAATGTCGAAAGTGAGTGTCACCTTGCCTTTGTTGCCGTTGTTCAGCACGCCAAGGGCAACTTCATTCAGTGCTGCTGCCACTTTGGTTTCGAACACGCCGCCGTCGAGTTCCCCGAAGAAGTCGGGGATATTGGTCAAACGTTCTTTGTCCATCGGTTTTACCCTCAGAATGGCGGCAGACACCGCCGGTTAGTATCTCCACACAACACACAAGAGCATCTGCGACTGCAATCGCCCGGGTGGATTGGGTTATGAGCCCGTCGCCCGGTGATGCTCTTGTGTGTTGCGTAAAAAATTGCGGCGCCCTCACGGGAAAGATCCGACGCCGCCAAAAACTTCCAGTTGGCATTTATACTGTTGTGTGGTGCCAGACGCTTATCTTCTGGTTACCGTCGAAGCGGCTGCAATTCACCACAACTGGAAGCGCACTCCCGCTTAATCACACCTGCCACCCATAACTGATGAGAGAAGGAGTGCGCTTTCATGTTGTGTGCCTGGCTTTTAACCACATCAGGTTCGGTGGTGTCCTGGTGTTCTCACCCAACCAGAAGGGTTCGAATATGGACACGGTGCTGCAGCAACAAATCAACCAACTGACTCTCGAAATTGCCCGCCTGAAAGAGGCTCAGGCAGTAGCCGAGAAAAACGTTGTAAACCTCGTCGCACGTTCTGAATTCACCATTGCGCTTCTCTCGGCTCTTATCACTGACGGTACCATCAGCACCGATGATGCTGTGGATTTCATCATGGAGGCTCCCGTCGAAATTCCCGGTTACACTGAGAGCGTCGAGCAGGCCCGCCACACCGTTATCGAAATCCTTAGCTATCCGAGATCGCACTTTTAGCCGCCGCGTTTTACCGGACTCTTCCCGGTGGTCACACCGAATCGCCACGATGGTGAATCGCTCAGGCCGAAGTACGGGGCTGGCTTGCACATTCCGGCTACCCGCTGGATCGGGATACTGTCAAAGGAATCCCCGGACCGCTAACGACGCATGTGCCATACGCCGTACTGCTTTTTTTGCCTGTCTTTTCACCACATCAGGCTCGGTGGATCCTGGTCATTCCCCAACAACGAGGATTCGGTTAATCTGGATATCCCCAACAACAAAAGAGTATTTCAAGTGATTGCTGAACTTTCGGCGGCAATGACCGCTATTAAAGAGACCGCGAGTCTCGCCAAATTAATAAGTGACGCTAAAACTGACGCTGAGGTGAAAGCCGCAACAATTGAACTTCAGAGCAAGCTACTAACGCTTCAGTCCGAATGTTTCGCTCTTGGCGATGCGATCCGCTCTCGTGACGAAGATGTAATACTGCTCAAAGCAAAAATTGCTGAGTTCGAAGATTTTAAGTCCGAGTCTGAAGGTTATTGTCTTCATCAAACGGAAGCTGGTTCTCTGGTGTATTCGAAACAGCTTGCTGTGGGTGATTTGCAAATAACCGTGAATGCGTGTCCACACTGTTATCAGCAGAAGAGAATATCGATGCTTCAACCGGGAATTGATAAAGCGGTAAAGACCTCTTTTTGGGTACATTTTTGTCCATCCTGTCATGCTGAATTTAAAATGGATAAAACCCCGGCAGCGAAGAATTCACACAAACGTACTTACGCGAATAGCTTTACTAATCGAGGTGCCTGGTAAATGTCACCGCTATGCGATTGGGATATCCAGATTGTTAAAGAGCAAAGCGTCCTGCGGGGCGCTTTTTATTTCCCGCGAATCATCCCGGTCTTCATACGCCCCGGGCGGCTACTTCGTGGGCGTCCTGCCTGTTCGCTGTTGATGAATTGAATATACAAAACGTATTCATTTGGGTCAATACGATTTGTATACAAAAAATAAAAGTTAACATTATGTATTTGTTTATTAAAGAAAGAATTGATTAAGATAGTTGCGAATAAGGCTATTTAGACGTGTAGCGCAGTATGATTCTTCGAACCCAGCCGGGAAGCTGGGCGTCAAGTGATTTTTAGAGAAGTCGTAGCTTGGTTTCAACGGCAACGCCAATGATTCGACAGTTTCCATTGATTGGAACAAGTGGCCATTGCGGATTTAGCCCTTTCAAATATTTTTGACCACCATCAATGATCAATTTTTTGAAAGTGGCTTCATTTGTATCTGACAGTTTTGCAATCACCAAGCTGCCGTTTATTGGATCTCTTCCTGTATCGAACAAGACAAAGGTACCCTCAGGAATACTCAGTCCAACTGGTGCTGTCATAGAATCACCTTCAACTTCCAGCCAGAATGCCTCTCCCTGGATATGTGCATCAGACTCAAGCCATAGGTCGATATCTTTCAAGGTATAAGCTTCTACAGCTTCACCCCAGGCCCCAGCTTTGACGCTACTTAATACTGGATACTTTTTACCTGGTTTATATGGACCAACGTACTCAACATCCCCTTTGAGGGTCTCATCAACTATTAAACCGCCCGCACCAACGGAAAAATTTTTTTTCCCTAAAAACTCTAGTATTCGTGCGATCTCCTCCAAGCTAGGTTCACGCCGTGCATTTAACCAATGGCTAACGGCACCTTTGGTTATACCAAGATGTTCTGCCATCTGCTCTTGAGTAATTCCCTGTGATTTCATCAGGGATTTAGCTAAGTCGTACCATTTCATAGTCATACCAAAATAATACAACTCGTATACTTTTAATCGAGTCACAAAACGTATATCTCACTTGTGAATTAAAAATACAAAATGTATATTTATCTTGTTAACGGGAGAGTGAAATGAATAATCTTCGAGCAATAAGAACAAAACTGGGCATTACACAAGGCCACTTAGCAAGTGCACTTGGTGTAACAAAAGGGGCCGTTTGTCACTACGAAAACAGCAAAAGGAAAATGAACATCGATCAGTGCCGTGCAATCGTTTCTGCCCTCAATGATTTCGGCGCAGAAGTCAGTATCGATGATGTTTTTCCACCTCCGCAGTCTAGTGAAACTGCGGCGTAAACATAACTACCAAAGGAAAATCAAGATGGTAGAGCACAGTTTAAAAGAAGTGGTTAAGGCGATGTGTAAAGCCTATCCAGGTGGACGTGAAGCGATGGCCGGTGCATTGGGCATGACGCCAACGACCTTTACCAACAACCTCTACGAGAAAAACGGTTGCCGGTTTTTCGAAGTGACAGAGCTGGAAGCGATGGAGGACTTATCGAATACCTCATTCCTGGCTGATTACTTTGCGAAGCGCCGCGGTTGTCTGCTGGTGGAAGTCCCAACCTTTGAAGATCTCGATCGCGTCGACCTTTTTAGCAGGGCAATGCGCACCGCCGCAGCACGCGGGCAGGTTGATCAGATTATCCAACAGGCACTGGAAGACGGGGTGATTGAACAGCATGAAGCAGAACTTATCCACGAATATCACCGCCGTCATATGGCTGCGCGTGAAGAAGAAGTCGCGGCCATCATCGAATTATTCAGCCGCAAAAAGAAGTGACGCCAGCAGGTTGCAGCCTCTGGCGTCGTGGCGTGTCGATCATTGTGGAGATACCTACGCATGAACAGTTTAAACCGATATCGGCCAGCTAAGCAATTCCGCTGCCCACCGCTGGTGGGGCGTAATGCACCGTTCGGCTATGTGGAAAGAGTACGCGGTACCGCTGACGCCCACAACTACCAGCGAGCCGCCGGAATGGTAGAGGCGTTTGCCACTATGAATGAGCAGGGGCGCGAAGCATGGCTGAAGTTAACCGGCAATTCAGAGACCACTACGGAATCCCGGTACGGGTCATCCGCTGGGAGCCAGAAAAGCAGCGCGTTATCTATCTTCGTGAAGCGCAAGGCTACGAGCATGAATGCTTCAGCCCGTTTGAGCAGTTCCAGCGTAAATTCAGAGAAATAAAGGACGACCATGAGCACTAAATTAACCGGTTACGTCTGGGACGCCTGTGCCGCTTCTGGCATGAAGCTGTCCAGCGTGGCGATCATGGCGCGCCTGGCTGACTTCAGCAACGACGAGGGCGTGTGCTGGCCGTCCATCGAGACGATTGCCCGCCAGCTTGGTGCGGGTGAAAGCACTGTACGAACCGCGATTGGCAAGCTGGAGCAGGACGGCTGGCTGACACGTCAGCAGCGCCGCAAGGGTAATCGTAACGCGTCGAACGTTTACCAGCTCAATGTGGCAAAACTTCAGGCCGCTGCTTTTTCTCACCTGTCAGATTCTGACGCGTCAAAATCTGACGTATCAAAATCTGATGGGTCGAATTCTGATGCCTCAAAATCTGACGCGTCGAAATCCAGCAAAACAGGCAGTTTTCACCCGTCAGAATCTGGGGGGGATCCGTCAGTAAATTCAACTACAGATCCATCAGATAAAAAACCTTCTTGTCCGGTTGCTGCGCAACCCGACGTTGCGGTGGTGATCACCGATCAGGCTAAACAGGTTTTGACCTACCTGAACCAGAAGACCGGATCACGGTATCAGGTCAGTAAATCCTCGCTGGATAACATCCGTGCCCGCCTTGGTGATGGTTTCACCGTTGCTGAGCTGGATCTCGTTGTGGACTACACAACCGCAAAATGGGGGCAGGATCTGCGCATGGCTGAATACCTGCGCCCGACAACGCTTTTCCTTCCATCAAAATTCCCTGGTTACCTTCAGGCCGCGAACAGGTGGGTTGAGGCAGGGCGCCCGGAACGCCGTAACGGCGAATGGGTAAGCAGCACAGCAGCGCGCGCCAGTTTCCAGAATGTTGATTATTCGCTGCCGGAGAACGCGGGGTTCAGGTCATGAGCATGTTTTCCGAAGTCCTCGAATACATCCAGCAAAACGGCGAATGCACCACTAACGAGGTGTGTTGTGGCCTTGAACATCTGGATCTCAGAGTCGTACAGCGCACGCTTGAGCGACTGGCGAGCATCGGCCAGTTGAAGCGCAAGCCACTTGGCCGCTTTTTCCTGTATTACACAGACGCACCGATTGCCCCCAGCGAAACGGGCCGTCCGGTTGAACTGGCGAACAAGGCACTTGATCTGGAGGAAAGGGGCTTACGTCGTCGCGCTGCCACTGTATGGCTGGAAGCATTTGACTGCGCCAAAACGCCGCAGGCCAGAGCTTGCTTCGCGCTGCGCCGGGCAAAATGCCTTTCCGGGATGACACGCGGTGTCGCTGACGGCGCCGGGAACCGCTGGAACGAAACGTGTAATGGAGGTTCGCTGTGAGATACGGATCAGTTTGCAGTGGCATTGAAGCCGCCACCGTGGCGTGGGAAACATTGGGCTGGAAAGCGGCATGGTTCGCTGAGATAGAAAAATTCCCGGCTGCCGTGCTGGCGACGCGGTGGCCTGAAGTAGCCAACTTGGGCGATATGACCAAAATCGCTGCTGCGGTTCGCGCCGGAACAGTTGAAGCACCCGACATTATGGTCGGCGGTACGCCGTGTCAGGCCTTTTCTATCGGTGGCCTTCGCAAAGGTTTAAGTGACCCGCGTGGCCAATTAACTCTTTCTTATGTGGAAACTGCTGATGCAATCGACATCCAGCGCCGGGCAAATGGCAAACCAGAAACAATTTTCGTCTGGGAAAATGTCCCGGGCGCCTTCTCTTCAAAAGATAATGCCTTCGGATGCTTTCTTGCTGGAATGGCTGGAGAAAATGAGGAGTTCGAACCTGGTCCACGACCTGCATCAGGCTCCAACAGCAAATTCTGGCGCTGGGATAAAAAGACCTGTAAGCACATTCCTGTCTGGTCAAAGCGTGGTGCTGTTATTGGACGACAGCGCCGAGTGGCCTGGCGAACCTTTGATGCACAATACTTCGGAGTGGCCCAACGACGCCCGCGAATTTTGCTTGTCGCAACTGCTCGAACAGACATCGATCCCGGACAAATACTATTTGAGCCCGAGAGCCTGCGCCGGGTTAATCCCCCGACAAAACAGACGCCCGTGCCTGTTTGTCTCACAGCAAGAGGGGCTGGCTCTCTCGATGACAGAGAAACTTACGTTGCTACTCCAGAACGCCGAATCAGGCACCTGATGCCGGTAGAGAATGAAAGGCAGATGGGGCTTCCGGACAATCATACGCAAATCCCTTGGAATGGAAAAAATGCTGCCGATTGCCCGGATGGTCCACGTTATAAAGCAATAGGGAACAGCATGGCGGTACCAGTCATGCGCTGGATTGGCGAACGCATTGCTGCAGCTTTGCCGGTTGCTGAACCAGCCCCGCGCATTTACCAGCGCCCGTTCCTCAAATGGGCTGGTGGCAAGTATTCACTGTTGCCAGAACTTGATCGCCTCATCCCGGCAGGTAAACGCCTCATTGAGCCATTTGTGGGCGGCGGTTCGGTGTTTATCAATTCTGATAAGCATGAAAGCTTTCTGCTGGCGGATGTTAATGCTGACCTGATCAACCTGTACCAGATGCTGACAGTGGTTCCCGAGCTGGTAACCGAGTGGGCAAAGGGATTATTTGAAAAACTGAACGATGAAGATAGCTATATCGCCTGTCGCGAAGAGTTCAACAATCAGAAAATGTCCGGCCCTGAGCGCGCCGCCGCCTTCCTGTACATCAACCGCCACTGCTTCAATGGCCTGATCCGCTACAACCGCAACGGCGATTTCAATGTCGGCTATGGCAAATACCGTGCTCCGTATTTTCCCGCAGCCGAGATAAACGCCTTCGTCTCAATGTCGCGCCGCTGCGTGTTCATGAATGCCGGTTACATCCGCACGCTGGCGCTGGCAGGTGAGGGCGATGTCGTTTACTGCGATCCGCCATATGAACCGATGCCCGGTACCGCCGGTTTTACCAACTATGCCGCAGGGGGTTTTACGTGGGACGACCAGCAGGAGTTAGCGCGCTGCTGTGTTGCTGCGCATCAGCGTGGCGCCAGAGTGGTGATCAGCAATTCCACCGCGCCTCGCATCATCGAGCTTTACAAGGGGCATGGCTTCGACCTGCACCACGTTAGCGCCCGCCGCGCCATATCGAGCAAAGGCAGCACGCGCGAAACCGCCACCGACATCGTGGCCATTCTCTGAGGGGGAACCGTGGATAAACGTAAACCGCTGACTGACCGACAGCAGCAGGTGCTAAATGCGCTGGTGGATTTTCACAACATGCACGGCTACCCGCCGACCTATACCGAGCTTGCGGCGCTGATTGGCGTCGTGTCGGGTAATGCTGCTTTTGAACACCTGCGCGCCCTGGTGAAAAAAGGCTATATCACAATCGCCAGCGGCACCGCGCGCGGTATCAAAGTAATCGGCGTAAATGACACGCTGGCGCTCGATGAAGCTGAACAAGTGATCCGGGCGCTGCTGGCGGGTGAGGAAAGCTCTGCTGATCTGGCTCATGAATGGCTGAAACGCAGAGGGTCCGCGGCATGAAGCTAATTTTACCTTTCCCGCCCAGCGTGAACACCTACTGGCGCGCCCCGAATAAGGGGCCGCTGAAAGGCCGCCACCTCATCAGCGCCGCCGGGCGCAAGTACCAAAGCGACGCCTGCGCGGCAATCATCGAGCAGTTACGCCGTCTGCCAAAACCGTCAACTGAACTGGCAGCAGTGGAAATCACCCTTTACCCGCCGGACAACCGCCGCCGGGACATCGACAACTACAACAAAGCGCTGCTGGACTCGCTGACGCATGCCGGAGTGTGGGAGGACGACAGGCAGGTTAAGCGCATGCTGGTGGAATGGGGGCCAGTAGTGAAGGGCGGTAAGGTTGAAATTTCGATAACTAAATATGTACCAACAGCGGTTGCAGCCGCTTAACGGAGATACGCATGCAACAGATGAACGCAACACCAGCTTTTACCCCTGCGCCATTTATGCAGGGGCAGGAACTGACTATGAGCAGCTATGACATTTCTGAACTGGTTGAGTCTCGCCACGACAATGTTAAGCGCACCATTGAGCGACTGGCAGAGCGCGGCGTTATTCAACTTCCTCCAATGGAGGAAGTTAAAAATCACCTCGGGCAATCAGCATCGGTTTATCTGGTAGGTAAGCGCGATAGCTATGTGGTGGTGGCTCAGTTGTCGCCAGAGTTTACCGCCCGCCTGGTGGATCGCTGGCAGGAACTGGAAAGCCAGCAGGCAATGCAGGTGCCGAAGTCACTGCCTGAAGCGCTGCGCCTCGCCGCTGATCTTGCTGAACAGCAGCAACACCTAAAACAGGAACTGGCCGCCGCCGCGCCGAAAGTGGAATTTGTCGACCGTTACTGCACCGCGAATGGCTCAATGTCATTCAGGCAGGTGGCAAAGCTGCTAAACGCCAAAGAGCCGGATTTTCGCCTGTTCCTCATTGAAAAGGGGATCATGTATCGCCTTGGCGGCGTGCTGACACCGCATCACCAGCACATCGAAGCAAAACGCTTTGAAGTGAAAACCGGGACCACAAATACCTCAAATTACGCTTTCAGCCAGGCTCGCTTTACCGCTAAGGGCGTGCAATGGATTGGCGGTCTGTGGACAGCGTATAAAGCGCAGGGGGATGCGCAGTGAGGGTACTGTTAAATCCCGTGGTTGTTACCGAGCTTGGCCTAGTCATGTTCCGTCCAGGTGCTTCCCTGCTGCCGCACTTTCGCCGCGGGCGCATGCTGCTTGAGAACGAACCCGAGCGCCTGGCGGGCATGCCGAACGGTGAACTGCCACCAGCAGAGCAGCCGCTGGCGGAAGATCCGGCTCTGGTGGGTGTCTTCGAAAATGAAGCAGTGTTGCGCCGCGCTGGCGGCATTAACGGTCTGGAAAGCTGGCTTGAATCCGGTACCGGTTGCCAGTGGCCACACGAAAGCTGGCACGATGAGAACATGACAACCATGCGTCACGCGCCGGGCGCGATCCGGCTGTGCTGGCATTGCGACAACATCCTTCGCGAGCACAGCACCGAGCAACTGGCGGGTATTGCCCGCGCAAATTGCGCTGCATACATCCTCACTACCGCACGCCGCGAGCTTGGCTTCGACGACTCCCATTCGCTGACGCTGCCGGAGTTCTGCTGGTGGCTGGCGCGTAACGGGCTTGCCGACGTGCTGCCGGAGGAAGCCGCCAGGCAGGTTCTTCTTATGCCTAAGCCGGTCATTAAGTCGGTAACGCGTGAACTTGACCTGATACCCGGCATGCCGCAGGCACGGGAAATTGTTGAGGAAGTGGCAAAGCAGGTGCTGGCGCTGCGCATCGATACGGAGACGCCGGAATCCTTCATGCTGCGCCCTAAGCGCCGTCGCTGGGAAAACGAGAAGTACACCCGCTGGGTTAAAGCGCAGCAATGCATGTGCTGTAACAACCCCGCAGACGATCCCCACCACTTGATCGGCCACGGTAACGGTGGAATGGGTACCAAGGCGCACGACCTGTTTGTGATCCCGCTTTGCAGAGCGCATCACGACGCGTTGCACGCTGACACCGTGGCATTTGAAGAAAAATATGGCAGCCAGCTTGTGCTGCTGTTTCGTTTTTTAGATCGCGCGCTGTCTATCGGCGTGCTGGCGTAATTGTGGAGATAAAAATAATGACACCTCGTCAAAAGCGTGCACATCGTTCAGCTCTGGAAAAGGCAGCCGCGGCACCACGAAAAAGTTGGCTTGGGAAAAGTATTCTCCTTACAGGCGTTCAGTCGGCGTGGATTAAGTCATTGCTTAGCACATGGGGGGAAGGAGTAAGAGGGAACATTGGTCCTCGTATGCCAAGAGGTCACGGATGCTGGAATGCAATTAAGGGCGGTAACTGGTCTGATAAGGCGCTTGAGCGTTTTACCTGCGCACTTGAACAGGCCAGAAAAGAAGGATTTAAAGGGCAGCAGGCGATGAATCGCGCTCAGGCAATACTATGGCCTCAGCAGACAAGCAGCGTCATCGATAACGCTCTACACAATGACGATGTTGATTTTGTCGAGCAATCAGTACTGCAGGCGCTTGATTTGAATGATCCGGTTTATATCGTCGGGCTTCAGTACTACACCACACGCAAAAAGATTTCGGATATCACAAGAGATCTGCAGGCGCTGGCACCATGGTTAACTGACTGTGAGGCCAGAAAGCGTGTGCGCTGGTGCCTGGAAATTTTCAGAGCAAAGGTCTTTCTGTCTTCTAGAAAACTGCTGTCCTCTTGAATCATTTTTTAGCTTTTAGTGCTGCATTATTGTTTTTAAGTTGAAAATTAGCCAAAAAATCAGATAATCCGTTCATGCTTGGCAGAGCTGCGCCACGATGGCAGCGATGAGAAGCAACAATTTGAACAAGATTTAAGCCCCGTCATTCGGGGCTTTTTCTTTCCGGCGATACGACAGGGGTATTCGCGGGGTGCTTTGCACCAGTACCCCTGTCATATCGCCGATCTCAACTATCAAACCTTCATTCCAAGAATCTTTTGAGGCTGCCATCTGGCGGCCTTTTCATTTCCCCTCAAATCTGAGAGGACTCACAGCAAATACGAGGGGGCTAAATGTCCGAACCTGTTTCCGGTTCCGCCGCGGCGGCAAGCGCTTTAACCGGTGCCAGTTTGTATGGCTTGTTAACCGGCACCGATTACGGCGTCGTGTTCGGTGCGTTCGCTGGTGCCGTGTTCTATGTCGCCACGGCTGCCGATCTGACGATTCTCCGCCGTTCTGCCTACTTCATCGTTTCTTACTTCGCTGGCGTGTACGGCTCCGGGCTGGTGGGTTCAATGCTGGCGAGCATCACCCATTACAGTGACAAACCGCTTGATGCGCTCGGCGCGGTTTTGCTTTCCGCGGTGGCGATTAAGACGCTCACCTTCTTCAGCGAGCAGGATCCCCTGTCGCTGCTGCAAAGGTGGCGGGGAGGGACAAATGGTAACAAGTGATCCGCTGGTACTGACCAACGTGGTGACCAGTACCGCTATCGTTCTGCGGCTGATGATGTTTCGTAAGCCTGGCGGGCGACACAGCTGGTGGGCGTCATGGCTGGCTTATCTGATCATCCTGGCTTATGCCACGGTGCCATTCCGTTTCATGTTCAACTTCTATTTCCATGCCCACTGGGCGACCGTGCTGATGAATCTCATCATCTGCGCTGCTGTATTCGCTGCGCGCGGTAACGTAGCCCGGATTTTTCACGTACTGAGGCCAGAATAATGCAGATCAGCGATAAGGGCATTGCGCTCATCAAACAGTTTGAAGGTCTGCGGCTGACGGCGTATCAGGACAGTATCGGAAAATGGACGATCGGCTATGGCTGGACACGGCCTGTCGATGGAAAGCCGATCCGCGCAGGGATGACAATTAAAGAGGACACGGCAGAGCGCCTGTTGCGAACCGGTCTTGTTGGCTATGAAAGCGACGTGTCGAAACTGGTAAAAGTTAAACTGACGCAGGGCCAGTTCGATGCGCTGGTGTCTTTTGCCTACAATCTCGGCCCGCTTCCTCTATCAACCTCTACGCTTCTGAAAAAGCTAAATGCAGGCGATTACCGTGGCGCTGCCGATGAGTTCCTGCGCTGGAACAAAGCTGGCGGGCAGGTGCTGACTGGTCTAACCCGTCGCCGTGAGGCAGAGCGTGCGTTATTCCTGGATGGTGCGTGATGAACCGCATAACTGCTATTGCATCAATTGCGGCAGTGGTTGTTATTGCCGTTTTGGCTGCGCTGCTGGCGTTTGCAAAAGCTGACCTTTCTACAGCCGAAAGCGATAACCGCGTCCTGAAGAGTGACAACGCGCTGCAGGGGCAGGTGATTGCCACGCAGGCATTCAACGTGAACCGGTTTAACCAGGTGGCGCAACTTGCTGCCAGTGCAAACGCCGTGGTAGCCGGTGATGCCGAAAAAACCGTTATTGAATACCGGGAGATTCTTCGCCGTGAGAAAACCTGTGATCTGCCTGTTCCTGCTGACATTGCTCGCGGGTTGCTCGAATACACGTACCGTTTACGTGCCAGCGCAATGCACGCCGATTCCGGCCAGCCTGACACAACCAATGGTAGTGCCGCTGCCACCAGCGGGCTGACATATTGTCAGGCGGTGTTGTGGATTCGTCCGTTACTGGCAACTATCGAGACAATAAATAACCAGCTTTCAGCTATTAGAAGTATCGAAGTTTCCCGCTTAAAGCAAGGTGGCACAACACATTAGGATAGAACGATACACCTAGCTCGCTATCATGAACATCAAGGTGCAAGATTATTAAAGTTCTGATTGTTTGCTGCCGATGATATCTATGAGCTCATCCCTATTGCTGTTGTTCTTCGAAGCATGATAGGTTTAAACAGTTTTGACGAACCGTTAAAACGTGTTTATAATGCCGCGCCCTCTTGGAGAGGCATGGGCATAATGTGCTCTGGTAACCTCCCATTTCTGAATTTGATACAACTCTGTTGCACAAAAAATTGAAATACGGTTATAACTATTGTTGAAAGGGACGCCGTAACACCGATTAGAGTTGCTTTGCGTATATCGCGGAGACACGTATGAACATTTTCGCCACATTAGGAATGAGCCTTGCGCCCTTGCTGCTTACTACACAGGCGCAGGCGACAAATGTTGCCGTTTCTATAACGAGCGTACAAAACATCACCTATAATCCCTCGTTCCGTAGTCGGGGGATGACCCCTGATGCAGTGCTTCGTTTAAAAGGTGATGTTTCTGGACATCTTAAACAGCTTTTTGTCATCAGAGACAAGCTTGAAAAAGGGATTGCCAAACTTCAGATTGCATTCGACAACGGTGAACCTGTGCATTTGACGCAAGCATTAGTTAGTGCAGCAATCGCAGGGATCTCCACTGGAGAGGCTGCAGTTGAAATCACCGAAGATTCCTTTTCAAGAATCCTGTCAGCTGACAGGGTTGCTTGCAGGACTGCCCTTGAAGCACTTAAAGCTGAAACCTTAACTGGTTTATTCGCTACAATAGAAACCATGAAAAAGATACCAGAACTTGCTAAGCAGACAGCAGAAAGAGAGAAAGCAGTCATTGCTTTTGATAAGAATCGTATGTCTCTGGCGCTGGCATCTGATAAGATTGAGATGACTCCTGGAATGTCCCGCGAAGAAAAACGTCGGTTCATTCTTTCCCACGCATCTTAATCTTAAGGCCGCTGTTGGATGACTCAACAATACACCGTTTCATTCGGTAAGCTTTTTGCCAAGGAATTTGCAAATTTCAGTGAAAAAGATCAGGACGCGGTCCTTGATTTTACTGAGCAATTTGAGCGGTGTGGGCTAAGTGATTTCTCTCAGTTTAAAGGAAAAATTTCTCCTTCATGGTCTAATGTTGATGAGGGGGATGAAAATTTCACTTATGCGATGTCTCATTCACTTTGGCATTACCATATCGGTCTGCCTGAGTACATTCAACGACATCCCAAGTATTGTACTTCAGACTGGGTCTTACATTTTCAGTGGGTGCAGGGTGAAAAGCATATCCATATTGTTGATATGTGTTATCACTACACACAGGATGGTAGATTCTACTTACCGAGACCTCAATATCTTGATAAAGCTGGGTAATTAATAATTTTAAAGCTGCCTATTGGCGGCTTTTTTATTGCGTGTAACAAGCCACTGGCATCCGCCGGTGGCTTTTTTATTGCGCCTCGCATGCGCTAAACAATCGAGAAATTTTCCATGCCTCCACGTACACCCAAAGCCTGCCGTGTGCGTGGCTGCCGCTGCACAACAACCGATCCATCTGGTTACTGCGAAGAACACAAAGGCGAAGGCTGGCGACAGTACAAGCCGGGACAGTCACGCCACCAGCGTGGCTATGGCAGCAAGTGGGACGTGATACGCGCGCGGATCCTGAAGCGTGATAAGCATTTGTGCCAGGCACATCTGCGCAAAGGCCAGGCTGTTTCTGCGGCGTGCGTCGACCACATCATCGCGAAGGCCAACGGCGGCACGGATGAGGACAGCAACCTTGAGGCATTGTGCTGGTCATGCCATGCCACGAAGACCGGGCGTGAACGTCTCAAATGAGAACCTGTATCATCAAGTGAGCACCACAGGGAGGGGGAGGGTAAATCTCTGCAACCCCCTGCCTTCAGGACTGCCCGCCTCGTCAAATTTTTACGCGCCCAAAATAAGAAACTTTTTTCCGGAAGCTTCTGCTTATTGAATTGGAGGTTTTGATGGGTACTGCTGTGCGATCTTCCGGTGGTGGCCGCAAGCGCAATTTGCCTCAGAACCAGAAGAGCAAACTGACCAGGATCGCGCCGCCGGATGAGTTAATGAGCGATATAGCGATCCGCATCTGGAAAACGCAGAGCAAAATTTTAATCGAACGTGGCGTCTTTGATCTGGAGGACGCGCCGTTACTCCTGGCGTACTGCAATGCGTTTCACCTGATGGTTGAGGCCGAAAAAGTCATCGCGAAAGACGGTCTGACAGTATCAAGTGAAATTGGGGGGGAGAAAAAACACCCTGCAGTCAATGTCCGTAATGACTCCGTTTCGCAGCTCGCCCGTCTGGGTTCACTGCTCGGGTTAGACCCGCTCAGCCGTATAAGAATGACCAGCGGTAAAAATGATCCGGACGATGAAGGGAATGAATTTGATGAGTTTGACTGATGGCTACATATCCGCACGTCAATGCGGCGAACCAGTATGCGCGGGACGTCGTGAACGGGAAGATTCTGGCCTGCCGGTTAACTATTCTTGCCTGTCAGCGACATCTGGACGACTTGGAGCGCGCCAAAGATCCACGCTGGCCTTACCGCTTCGATAAAAATAAAGCAGAACGGTTCCTTCGCTTTTCCCAGAAAATGCCGCATACCTCAGGTGAGTGGGCTCGCCGGAAGCTGCGCATAGAGTTTGAACCTTGGCAGAAATTTGCGCTGGGCGTGCCGTTTGGCTGGATTCGCAAGGATACCGGCTATCGCCGCTTCACTGAGATTTACATCGAGGTGCCCCGTAAAAATGGCAAATCGGCGATCGCGGCGGCTGTCGGGAACTATATGTTCTGTGCCGATGGTGAATACGCAGCGGAAGTCTACTGTGGCGCCACGACGGAAAAACAGGCCTGGAAAGTGTTTGCCCCTGCGCTGGCGATGGTGAAAAAGCTTCCGGCACTGCGCCAGAAGTTCAACATCAAACCTTGGGCGAAGAAGATGACGCGCCCGGATGGCTCCCTGTTCGCGCCTATTATCGGCGACCCCGGTGACGGCGATTCACCATCCTGCGCCATCATCGACGAGTATCACGAGCACGATACTGACGCACTCTATACGACGATGACAACCGGGATGGGGGCAAGGGAACAGCCCATCACGCTTATCATCACCACGGCCGGTTTCGATATTGCCTCGCCATGCTATGAGAAGCGTACCCAGGTGGTGGAGATACTTGAGCGCATCAGAGAAGGGGGAGAAAACGAAGCGATTTTCGGGATTATCTACACACTGGATGAAGAGGACGACTGGACGCAGCCGGAATCGCTGAAAAAAGCCAACCCTAATTACAACATTTCTGTTAAAGGGGATTTCCTCAGGGCCAAGCAGCAGCTGGCGATATCCACGCCAAGCCAGACCAACAAAATACTCACCAAGCATTTCAACAAATGGGTGAGTTCAAAAGCGGCTTATTACAACCTGCAGAAATGGATGGCCGCTGCAGACAAGACGCTCAAACTGTCAGATTTTGCGGGGGAGGAGTGTTATCTCGGTATAGACCTGGCGTCAAAACTCGACCTGAACGCTGTCGTTCCGGTTTTCCGCCGCGAAATCGACGGGGTAAGCCATTATTACTGCGTTTCGCCTCTTTTCTGGGTCCCGGAGGACACTGTCTATGCGACTGACCAGAAGTTGAAAACGATCGCCGATCGTTACCAGTCCTTTGTTAATCAGGGTGTGCTGGTTCCTTCTGACGGTGCCGAAGTGGATTACCGCCTTATATTCGAAGCGATCCTGAAATTACGTGAAACCGTAAAAATAGCGGCGAGCCCGATTGACCCCTATGGAGCAACCGGCCTTTCTCATATGTTGCATGATGAAGGGCTGGAGCCAGTCACCATTACCCAGAATTACACCAACATGAGCGATCCCATGCGTGAGATTGAGGCCGCGATTGCTGCTGAACGATTCCATCACGACGGCAATCCGCTGATGACTTGGTGCATATCAAACGTGGTCGGCAAGAATTTACCGGGTAGCGACGATGTTGTACGTCCGGTGAAAGAAGGCGCAGGCAACAAAATTGATGGGGCAGTTGGCCTGATGATGGGAGTTGGCCGCGCAATGCTGAATGATCCGAAAGATTTCCTTTCTAACCTCGATCCTGATGAGGACCTGCTATTCCTGTGAAATCAATAATTAGCGATGTTATCGGGCTGACCGGTTACGGACTGCTCACGGCGGGGTTTTATCTGCAGTTCGGGCTGGCACCCGCCCTGATGTTCTCCGGCGGTCTGTTGCTGGTGGCTGCACTGGCAATGGCCAGAAGGGGGAAACGTGTTGCTTGACGCCTTATTCAGAAGTGAATCACTGGAGAATCCGGCCACGCCGATAAGTGGCGACATGGTCGATACGGACGGGATTTTTAAATCTGATGTCTACGTCAGCCCCGAGACGGCCATGAAACTGGCAGCGGTTTACGCCTGTATTTACGTTCTGTCGTCAAATCTGGCGCAGATGCCGCTGCATGTTATGCGCAAGAACAACGGCAAGGTTGAGCCCGCGCGCGATCACCCGGCGTTTTATCTCATTCACGATGAGCCCAATATCTGGCAGACCAGCTACAAATGGCGCGAGCTGAAACAGCGCCACATCCTCGGCTGGGGGAACGGTTATTCGTGGGTAAAGCGTAACCGGCGCGGCGAAGTTGTCGGCCTTGAAAGTTGTATGCCCTGGGAAACAACCCTGCTGAAAACCGGTGGGCGCTATACCTACGGCCTTTATAACGAAGAGGGCACCTTTGCCATCAGTCCGGATGACATGATCCATATCCGGGCGCTGGGCAATAACCAGAAAATGGGGCTCAGCCCGATTATGCAGCACGCCGAAACCATTGGCCTGGGCATGAGCGGGCAGAAGTACACCGAAACCTTTTTCAGCGGAAACGCGCGCCCGGCAGGCATTGTCTCGGTGAAAACACCGCTTCAGAAAGAGAGCTGGAGCTGGCTGAAGGAAGCCTGGCAGAAAGCCGCACTGGCACTGCGCAGCCAGGAAAACAAGACAATGCTGCTGCCCGCGGATCTCGATTACAAAGCGCTGACGGTTTCACCCGTGGATGCCCAGATAATCGACATGACCAAACTGAACCGCTCCATGATCGCCGGTATTTTCAATGTGCCGGCACACATGATTAACGATCTGGAAAAAGCGACGTTCTCCAATATCACCCAGCAGGCCATTCAGTTTGTCCGCTATACCATGATGCCCTGGGTTACCAACTGGGAGCAGGAGCTTAACCGGCGCCTTTTCACCCGCGCCGAACTGGCTGCAGGTTTCTATACCCGGTTTAACCTCACCGGGCTTCTGCGCGGTACACCTCAGGAGCGCGCACAGTTCTATCACTTCGCCATCACGGATGGCTGGATGAGCCGCAACGAGGCGCGCGTGTTTGAAGATATGAACCCGGTTGAAGGGCTGGATGAAATGCTGGTCAGCGTTAATGCCGCCAACCCTCTAAAAGACTTTACCACCGACCCAAAAAGCGAGGAGCAACCTAATGGATGATCGCGAAGTCCGCTGTTACAGCGGCGAGGTTCGGGCGGAGCAACACAGTGAGCAGCCGACGCACATTATCGGCTATGGCTCGGTGTTCAACAGCCGTTCCGAGCCGTTATGGGGATTCCGTGAAATCATCAAGCCCGGCGCGTTTGACGACGTGCTGAATGATGATGTGCGCGGGCTGTTTAACCATGATCCGAACTTTATTCTGGGGCGCAGTGCCGCCGGTACGCTTTCACTGTCCGTCGATGAAAAGGGGTTGCGCTATGACATCACCGCTCCCGAAACCCAGACCATCCGCGATCTGGTCCTTGCCCCGATGTTCCGGGGCGATATCAGCCAGTCGTCTTTCGCGTTCCGCGTGGCGCGCGACGGCGAGCACTGGTACGAGGACGACGAAGGTATCGTTATCCGCGAAATTAATCGTTTTTCCCGGCTGTTTGACGTGAGCCCGGTCACTTACCCGGCCTATCAGGAAGCCGATTCCGGTGTCCGATCCATGAAAGCCTGGCAGGAGGCGCGCGACAGCGGCGCGCTGGCGCAAGCCATTAATCAACGAATGGCGCGCGAGCGCCTGCTGAACCTTCTTAACGCGTAAGGAAAAAACATGAAACTGCACGAACTGAAGCAAAAACGTAACACTATCGCCACCGACATGCGTGCCCTGCACGAAAAAATTGGTGACGCCACCTGGACGGATGAGCAGCGCACTCAGTGGAACACTGCTAAATCTGAACTGGATGCGCTCGATGAGCAGATTGGGCGTCAGGAAGAACTGCGCCGCCTCGATCAGATCCACGTTGAAGATCAGGAGGACGAGCAACGCCGGGAGCAGCGTAACAACACGCCGGAAGAGCAGAATGCCGAACGCCGCGCCGCTGCGTTCGATAAGTTCCTGCGCCACGGGTTCAGTGAACTGTCCGCCGAAGAGCGCCAGGCCGTGAAAGAGCTGCGTGCACAGGGTACGACGCCGGATGCCAAAGGCGGTTACACCGTGCCGACGCAGATGCTGAATAAAATTGTCGACGCGATGAAAGCCTACGGCGGTATCGCCAGCGTGGCTCAAATCCTCAACACGTCGAATGGGCAGGATATTACCTGGTCAACATCTGACGGCACGGCAGAAGAGGGGGAACTGCTGGGTGAAAACACGGAAGCTTCCGAAGAAGATGCGACGTTTGGCACGGCAACGCTGGGTGCCAAAAAACTGTCTTCGAAAATTATCCGCGTATCCAATGAACTGCTGCAGGACAGTGGTGTGGATATTGAAGCTTATCTGGCATCACGCATCGGTCAGCGTATCGGGCGCGGTGAAGCAAAATATCTGGTGCAGGGGACCGGTGCAGGCACGCCGGTGCAGCCGAAAGGCCTGGTGGCCTCCGTGACCGGGACGGTAAACACGGCCGCTGCCGCTACGTTCACCTGGCAGGAAATGAACAAGCTGAAACACGCGATCGACCCGGCTTACCGCGGCGGTCCTAAATTCCGCTGGGCGTTCAACGATTCCACGCTCCAGGTGATTGAAGAGATGGTGGACGGGCAGAACCGCCCGCTGTGGCTGCCGGATGTGGCAGGCGGTACCCCGGCCACCATTCTGAATATCCCATACGTGATTGACCAGGCGATTGACAGTATCGCGGCGGGTAAAAAATTCGCCTTCCTCGGTGACTTTGACCGCTTCATCGTGCGCCGTATTACCTATATGACGCTGAAACGCCTTGTTGAACGTTATGCTGAGTATGATCAGACCGCCTTCCTGGCGTTCCATCGTTTCGATTGCGTGCTGGAAGACGTGGCCGCTATCAAGGCGCTGGTGGGTAAACCAGCCGCATAACTGGCGAAAAAAGCACAGTCACCGCCGCGAAAGCGGTTTTTTTATGCCCGTCATCCGGCGGGCATGGAGATTTTCATGCTGCTGACACTCACAGAGATCAAGGCGCAACTCCGGCTTGATGAGGATTTCACTGATGAGGACACCCTTCTCGGGCTGCTTGGCAGGGCGGTGCAGGCACGGACAGAGTCATTCCTGAACCGTACGTTGTATGCGAAAGACGCGACCGTTCCTGATACCGATCCGCAAGGGCTGATGATGCCTGATGACGTGAAGCTGGGGATGCTCCTTCTGCTGACGCATTACTACGAAAACCGTTCGTCGGTCAGTGAAATAGAGAAGTCCGAGATGCCGCTGGCTTATAACTGGCTGGTCGGCCCGTACAGGTTTATCCCGCTATGAAGCTACGCCATGCGCAGACCAGCGCAACCTATATTCTGCCTGATCCGGGTGAACTCGATAAGCGGGTCCAGATCCGCCAGCGTGTCGACACGCCGTCGGACGATATGGGCACTGAACCGACCTATCCGGTTCAGTTTAATGCCTGGGCAAAGGTGACACAGACCAGCGCCACCACCTATCAGGAAACGGCACAGACGGAGAATACCATCACCCATTACATCACGATCCGCTGGCGTTCCGGCATCACGAAAGATTTTGAAGTCGTTCTCGGCGATGAGGTGTTTCGTGTGCAGCGCGCCCGCGACCTCAACAGCAGGCGGCGTTTTTTGCTGCTGGAGTGTACCGATCTCGGCGTACCGTCGAACAGCGGAGGGAGCAGCAATGGCGACACCCTTTTTTCACGTTGATTTTCAGCAGCCCAGCGAGATGCGCTTCAACCGCGCGCGGGTGCGCAGGGCCTTTATTCGCATTGGCCAGAAGCACATGCGCGATGCCCGCCGCCTGGTGATGCGACGAGGCCGCTCGGAACCCGGTGCAAACCCCGGCTTTCAGACCGGCAGACTGGCGAAGTCCATCGGCTTTATGGTGCCAAAGGCAAGTAAACGGCGCCCTGGCTTTATGACGCGTATCGCGCCGAACCAGCGCAACGGGCAGGGTAACAGGCTCATCACCGGCGACTTCTATCCGGCATTCCTTTTCTATGGTGTTCGCGGCGGTGCGCGTCGTCGGCGCAGTCATCATCGGGGTGCCTCAGGCGGAAGTGGCTGGCGACTGGCGCCGCGTAACAATTTCATGGTTGAAACGCTGAATCACAACGCCCCCTGGACGCGTTATTTTCTCGCGCGCGAGCTGCGCCTCTCACTGAAGCCGGAGAAACGACGCAAATGAAACTGGCACCGATTATTGCCGCGCTGCGCGCCCGCTGCCCGGTGTTTCAAAACCGCGTGGCGGGTGCCGCGCAGTTCAAGAACCTGCCGGAGGCCGGGAAACTTGCGCTACCGGCGGCTTATGTTGTTCCGGGGGATGATTCGCCGGGCGATCAGAAAAGCCAGACCGACTACTGGCAGGATCTCCGGGAGGGCTTTTCCGTCATCGTTTTCGTCAGCAACGGGCGCGATGAGCGCGGGCAGTGGGCCTCTTATGATGTGGTTCACGATATCCGCAACATGCTTTTCAAAGCCCTGCTGGGCTGGAACCCCGAGCCGGACGGCGAACCCATCACTTACGACGGCGGCACGCTGCTGGATGTGAACCGCTACGAGCTGACGTATCAGTTTGATTTTGTCGTTGAAAACGAATTATCCAGCGATGACACGCGCCAGCAGGATGAACTGAACCACCTTGATGACCTGCGGACGCTTACAATTGACGTCGACTTTATCAACCCCGGCAATGGCCCGGATGGTGTTATCGAGCACCACACGGAAATCCACTTTCCCGAAAACTGAGAGGCTTCATGCTTGTAAAACCCGTAGCCGGGCGGTCAGTTCCTGACCCTGCCCGCGGTGATCTTTTGCCCGAGGCCGGGCGGAATGTCGAAGAAAACAGCTACTGGCTGCGCCGGGAAGCCGCCGGCGACATTGAGCGCGCGGACAACGTTAAACCGAAAAAGGTGAAATCCGATGACAATTAGTTTCAATACCGTACCGGCTAACACGCTGGTGCCGTTGTTCTATGCCGAGATGGACAATTCGGCGGCGAACACCACGCAGGCGTCAGCCCCGGCGTTACTGCTCGGGTACGCTAACAGCGGTGCCGCCATCGCCACCAGTGCACTTGTGCTGATGCCGTCAGCGGATTACGCGAAACAGATTTGCGGGGCAGGCAGCCAGCTTGCGCGCATGGTTGAGGCGTACCGCGCAACAGATCCGTTTGGTGAGCTCTACGTGATCGCCGTGCCTGAACCGGCAGCCGGCACAGCGGCAAAAATCACCCTGACCGTAACCGGCGCGGCGACGGAAAGCGGGATCGTTAATGTGTATATCGGTCGTACCCGCATCCAGGCCGCCGTGGTGAATGGCGACGATGTTGCCGCAGTGGCGGCCAGCATCAGCGCCGCCATCAACGCGGACGCCACACTGCCTTTCACCGCATCGGCAGCACTGGGTGTGGTGACACTCACCGCCCGCCATAAGGGGCTGTGTGGCAATGAAATTCCTGTTGCGCTGAACTATTACGGCTTTGGCGGCAATGAAGTGTTGCCTGCCGGTGTCTCGGTGGCGGTCGCCTCCGGCACTGCCGGTACAGGCGCGCCGAATCTGTCCGGGGCTATCGCGGCGATGGCGGATGAACCGTTTGACTATATCGGTCATCCGTTTAACGACACGGCGTCAATTAACGCCCTCGCCAGTGAAATGAATGATACCAGCGGTCGCTGGAGCTATGTTCGCCAGCTTTACGGGCATGTGTACACCGCGAAGCTCGGCACCCTGTCTGAACTGGTGGCGGCCGGTGACCTGTTCAACCTGCCACATATCACCCTGGCGGGTTACGAAAAAGAGACGCAGACCCCGGCAGACGAACTGGCCGCCAGTCGTACAGCCCGCGCCGCCGTCTTTATCCGCAACGACCCGGCGCGCCCGACGCAGACCGGTGAGCTGGTGAATATGCTGCCTGCCCCGAAAGGGAAACGCTTCACGATGACCGAGCAGCAATCCCTGCTGGCGCACGGTGTGGCGACGGCATATGTCGAAGGCGGCGTGCTGCGCATCCAGCGCGATGTGACCACTTACAAAACCAATGCCTGGGGATCGGCGGATAACAGCTATCTCGACAGCGAGACGCTCCATACCAGCGCCTATGTGCTGCGTGCGCTGAAGTCAGTCCTTACCAGCAAGTACGGTCGCCATAAACTCGCCAACGACGGAACCCGCTTCGGATCCGGCCAGGCGATTGTGACCCCGGCGGTGATCAAGGGTGAGCTTCTGGCGGTGTATCGCCGTCTGGAGCGCGCGGGCATCGTCGAGAATTACGATTTATTCAAGAAGTACCTCATTGTTGAGCGCGACGCGAACAACCCGAATCGCCTCAATACTCTTTTCCCGCCGGATTACATTAACCAGCTGCGTGTCTTTGCTGTCGTTAATCAGTTCCGCCTGCAATATCCAGAGGAGACAGCCTGATGTCCCGTATTGGTGGCACCTGTTATTTCAAAATTGACGGGCTTCAGTTGTCCCTGACCGGCGGCATTGAAGTGCCGATGAACAGGACGGTCAATGACGATGTGATTGGCCTGGATGGCTCTGTGGATCGTAAGGAGACACACCGCGCGCCCTACGTCAAAGGGACCTTCAAAGTCCCAAAGGATTTTCCTGTCAATAAAATTACCACGTCGGATCAGATGACCATTACCGCCGAACTGGCGAACGGGCAGGTCTACGTGTTGTCGTCCGCCTGGCTTCATGGCGAAGCAAACCACAACGCCGAAGAAGGTACGGCAGATCTTGAATTCCACGGAGAAGAAGGAGATTACCAGTGAGCGAACTTGTACTGACAAAGCCGATTCAGGCACATGGTGAAACGATCAGCGTTCTTGAGCTTCGCGAGCCAACCGGCAAGGATGTCCGCGAGCTTGGCTTCCCGTACGTCACCACGGGGGATGCTGGCGTCAGGCTCGATGCAGGTGTGGTGGCGAAATATATTGCGCGCCTTGGCAATATTCCGCCAAGCTCCGTCGATACCATGTCTCCTGCGGATCTGAATACGATTAGCTGGGAGGTGGCTGGTTTTTTCCTCGGGACGTCGACGCCGGACAAATCCTGAACGATTACTTCAATTGCGCCAGATACTGGCGAATAAACCCCCTTGATTTGCTGTGTGAGCCGTTAAGTGTACTGAAACTTCTCGCATTCCACGCAAACCGGATTAACACGGAAAACGCTGATGGCTGAATTTGAACTGAAAGCGCTAATCACTGGCGTCGATAAGCTTTCTCCTGCCTTATCGTCTATGCAAAAAAAGATCAGTGGATTCCAGAAACGGATTAAAGCCAGTGGAATGGATGGTTTTTCTCTGGGGGATCTGATTGGGGGCGGCGCGTTTGCCGCCCCTCTTATCGCTGGTGCAAAAGCGGCCATTGATTTCGAATCGCAGATGGCCGATGTTCGTAAGGTTGTAGATTTTGACACTCCAGGGCAGTTCAAACAGATGGGTGAGGACATACTGAAAATGTCCGATCGTCTGCCAATGGCTGCTGGCGATATCGCTAAACTTGTTGCCGCAGGTGGGCAGGCAGGGATCGCCAGAAATGAGCTTCAGGCTTTTGCTGAAGATGCTCTCAAAATGGGGATAGCGTTTGATCAGAGCGCTGAGCAATCCGGCGATATGATGGCGAAGTGGCGTACATCTTTCAAAATGACGCAGGGCGAAGTAGTGGCGCTGGCCGACAAGATTAACTATCTGTCGAACAATGGTGCCGCAAACGCGCAACAGATTTCCGATATCGTAACGCGTATTGGTCCGCTGGGTTCTGTGGCCGGGGTTGCATCAGGACAGATAGCCGCGCTGGGCGCGACGATGGCGGGCGTCGGGGTTGAGCAGGAAATCGCCGCAACAGGTATCAAAAACTTTATGCTAAGCCTGACTGCCGGCAAGAGCGCGACTAAACAGCAGCAGGACGGATTTAAAGCGTTAGGTCTGTCTTCGAAGGAACTGGCCGTATCCATGCAGAAGGATGCCCAGGGAACGATCATCAAAGTACTGCAAAGCATCGGCAAGCTTGATAAATCAAGGCAGTCAGCAGCACTTAACACCCTGTTCGGGAAAGAGTCCATTGGCGCTATTGCCCCGTTACTCACCAATCTGGATCTTCTTAAAAAGAACTTCGGAATGGTTGGAGATGCAACACAGTACTCCGGATCAATGCAGAAGGAATATACAGCCAGGGCGGCTACTACGGCTAACCAGTTACAGCTTTTACAGAATCAGGCGACCCATGCCGGAGTAGCGTTAGGTAATGCATTGCTACCCTCTATAAATGATGGTGTGAAAGCCTTCATGCCGTTCATCCAGAAAACAACTGATTTTATTGCTCAGAATCCAAGGGTTGTTACTTCGTTACTCGGTGCGGCGGCAGGTCTGGTTACTTTACGCCTGGCGATCACCGGGGCGAGTATGGCTATGAAAATTTTCTCAGCCGTTACAACGATGTCACCCATTGGATTAATTGTACGGGCCATAGCGGTAGCGGCGGGACTCATCATTTCGAACTGGGATGTTATCGGCCCCTACTTCAAAAAACTGTGGGATACCGTGAGTCCTTATTTCGAAACCGGCTGGGAAATTATTAAAAAAGTGTTTGGATGGACGCCGCTTGGCATTGTTGTAAAAAACTGGGGGCCGATAGTTAAATGGTTCCAGGATATGTGGGACAAGCTGCAACCGATTATCTCATGGTTTACCGATGAGGCTACAGATACGGTCAAGGCAATGAATTCAGCGCAATGGGGGGCTGGTGGTTATGGCGCGTATGGCACTGGCGTTGCCAGTCAGGGATATAATCCTTACGGCATAAAGCCCGTTTCTCAGAAGTCTAATGGGACTGTCACCGTTCAGTTCAAAGACGCCCCTCCCGGTATTAAAGTGACTGAGGTACAAGGTACAGGGATGAACGTAAATACAGATGTAGGATATACCAGCATGTCTGGTTGGAATTTCGCACGCTAAATGTAAATATTGTAGGCGGTTATCCAATGTCGTCTATTACCCGCGAGGTTCGTAATGAATCGTTATTGTATGGCATTTATTGTTTTTTTTATTCCATTCTCTGTTTTTGCAAAAAACGATCTGACTGGTAATTTCATAAAGGAAGTGAAAATGTCAGCAGACAGCGAGAAAGATATATCTACTTCTATTGGCATTTCATGCCCAGCAGAGTCTGGCAGTGGACGGCTTTTAATAAAGCAAGCATCCTATGACTCTGGGAAAACAAACGGTGTTTTTGTTTTTAAAGATCAGGAAATTAACCCTGTAAAAATTTCTTTAATTGAAACCATATTTGAAAATGGAGATTTTGCATCAGGCGCCGTTATAGGTTTTTCATTTACAATGCCGATGCCTAATGGTCAATTTTTTATAGATCTAACGAAAGGGAATAATGTTAAGGCAGGAGTAATCAAAAATGGTGAGTCCGATATAAAATGGATTAAATGTAAAGTCGTCATCCCTAGTTAAGAATACCTACAAAAAACCCGCTCAGGCGGGTTTTTTTATACCCGGAGAAATTATGGCGTGGAAAGACAGGCTTGTTGATGCGTCGTTTCGCGGCGTGAAATTTAAAGTTGAAGAAGAAAGCGCGGGTGTGGGGCGCCGTGTTGAGACACACGAATACCCGAACCGCGACAAGCCGTACACCGAAGACCTTGGTAAAGTGACCATGCGGCCGTCGATTTCGGCGTATGTGATCGGTGATGACTGCTATGAGCAGCGCGATCGGCTTATCGAGGCGCTGAACAAACCCGGCCCCGGCACACTGGTGCATCCGTCTTATGGTGAGCTGAAAGTCTGCGTTGATGGCGAAATACGCGTCGCCACCACCACCAGTGAAGGGCGCATGGTGCGCTTCGACCTGCGTTTCGTTGAGGCCGGGGAACTCTCTTACCCGACCTCCGGCGCGGCGACAGCCCAAAATCTGACCACATCCTGTTCCGCACTCGATGACTGCATCAGTACGGGGTTTGAGCAGTTCGGCATGGACGGTATGCCTGACTTTGTTCAGGCCGGTGTTATTGACGATGCGACCAGCATGGTCGGTTTTGTGTCCGACAAAATGAAAATGGTCGACGTCGCGATTTCAGCCGCCGCCAGAGCAATGCAGGGGGATATCTCCGTCCTGTTGCCGCCTCCGTTCTCCGGTAAAGGTTTCGTTGAAGCGCTGCAGACCATGTGGCGCGCCGGGAAACGCCTGTCAGGAAACGCCGGCGATCTCTACACGATGATTAAAAACTTTTCCGGCATTACGCTGGGGAGTGACCTTGCGCCACGCGGCATCTGGAAGACAGACAGTACGACAACCCGAAACCGGATCCGGCAGCGCAATTATGTCGCCAGCGCTATCCGTACCACGGCGATCAGTGAAGCCGCTTACGCCGTGACAAATCTCCCGGCGCCAAAAGCATCCAGTGTGACTGACAGCAGCCAGCCTGCCGGCTGGCCAGCGGTGTCTCATCCCGCTTTGAATAATGCCCCGCCGGCAACCAGCCCGGAAGCCTTGCCGGCCTGGGAAGATCTGGTTGATATCCGCGACACGCTGAACCAGACGATTGATAAAGAGATGGCCCGCACTGACGACGATCAGCTTTTTCTTGCGCTGCGCCGGGTTAAAGCCGATCTGAATGCGGATATCAAAGACCGTCTACAGCAGACACAGAGAACGGTTATCCGCACGCCAGACGAGGTGACGCCCGCACTGGTGCTGGCTGCAGCCTGGTATGACAACGCCACGCGGGACAGCGACATTATCCGCAGAAACGCGATTGCCCATCCCGGCTTTGTCCCTGCCGAAGAACTGAGGGTGCCTTTGCAATGAACGATAACGTAACGCTGCGTGTCGACGGGCGGGAGTGGGGCGGCTGGACGTCGGTGCGTATCGGCGCCGGGATTGAACGTCTGGCGCGCGATTTCAGCGTGGAAATCACCCGCGAATGGCCCGGCGGTGATGATTCAAAATCGTTACAGCCGCGCATCAGGAACGGTGCAAAAGTTGAGGTGCTGATTGGTGATGATCTGGTGATGACCGGCTGGGTTGAAGCAACCCCTGTGCGCTACGACGCCCAGTCAGTCAGCACCGGTATCAGTGGTCGCAGCCTCACGGCGGACCTCATCGACTGTGCCGCAGAGCCGACGCAGTTCAATGGCCAGTCGCTGGTTCAGGTTGCTGCCGCGCTGGCGAAACCCTTCGGTATCGAGGTGGTGAATTCCGGTGCGCCCGCCGGTGTGATACCCGGCGTGCAGCCTGATCACGGTGAAACGGTTATCGAAGTGCTGAACAAAATGCTGGGTAAGCAGCAGGCGCTGGCGTATGACGACCCGCGCGGCAGGCTGGTTATCGGCGGCGTCGGCTCCACCCGTGCCACCACGGCGCTGGTGCTCGGGCAGAACATCATCAGTTGCGACACCGAGAAAAGCATCCGGGAGCGGTTTTCCACCTATCAGGTCAGCGGCCAGCGGTCAGGTAATGATGACGACTTTGGCGCAGCCACCACGTCGGCACTGCGCGCGAAAACGACGGATGCGGGTATCTCCCGTTATCGTCCGATGGCAGTCCAGCAGACCGGGCAGGCAACGGGGGCAAGCTGCATTGCCCGCGCTGAGTTTGAAGCCCGTCAGCGGGCAGCGCGCACGGATGAGACAACCTACACAGTATGGGGCTGGCGGCAGGGTGACGGCACACTGTGGCAGCCTAACCAGCGCGTCATTGTGTTTGATCCCGTTTGCGGTTTCGATAACCGCGAAATGCTTATCTCGGAAGTGTCCTTCATCAAAGACCGCGGCGGCACACTCGCTGAACTGCGTATTGGCCCGCCGGATGCGTATCTGCCGGAACCAAAAGATCCGAAGAAACGTAAAAAATCCTCTGACAAGGACCCTTTCTGATGCGTGCACTGCAGAGCCTGCAACGGCAGGTACAGAGTCTTATTGCGCGGGCGGTTATTGGCAGCGTGAACGCCGCCACGAAGTGTCAGACCGTCGATGTTTCCATGATTGCAGGCGAAGAGAAATCCGGGATTGAGCATATAGAGCCATACGGCTTTACATCCCGCGCCACATCCGGCGCGGAAGCGGTACTTCTTTTTCCCGATGCTGACCGCTCACATGCCGTGGCAGTGGTGGTTTCAGATCGCCGGTACCGGATTAAGGGCCTTGCCGCCGGTGAAGTGGCGTTTTACGACGACCAGGGTCAGTCCGTGATGCTTACCCGCGCCGGGATCGTTGTTGATGGCGGCGGTCACCCGATTATTTTCAAAAACGCCCCGAAGGCACGTTTTGAAATGGATATTGAAGCCACCGGCCAGATTAAGGATCTGTGCGACAGCAACGGACAGACAATGGCCGGCATGCGCATCGCCTATAACGGACACCGGCACAAAGAAAACGGGCAGGGCAATAACACAGATACCCCGACCACACCGATGGAGGCGTAATGGAGCTCTGGCTGACAGTAAACGGGCAGCGGGTAAGCGCCAGTGCGCAACCGGATATGCTGACCCGCGCCGTGGTGATTTCTCTTTTTACGTGGCGCCGCGCCGAACCCGACGATAACGCTGACGTGCCGATGGGGTGGTGGGGTGACTCATTCCCCGCCGTACAGAACGATCGCTACGGCTCCCGCCTCTGGCTGCTGCAGCGCAGCAAACTGACCAACCAGCTCGTTCAGACTGTGCGGGTCTATATCCGTGAAAGCCTCCAGTGGCTTATCGACGACGGGGTGGTGTCACGCATTGACCTGGATATTCAGCGCACCGGTATCAGTGAACTGGCAAACAGCATCACGCTGTGGCGCCGTGACGGGCCGGTGACAATTTCATTTAACGATTTATGGAGCGCGATCACAGATGCCGGACAGTGAATTTCAGCGGCCGACGCTGGCCGAAAATATCAGCATGATCCGCACCGACCTTTTTTCGATGCTGGATGTGAGCGACACGCTGCGCCGAATGGATGAGGATGTTAGGGCGAAGGTTTACGCCGCGGCACTGCACACGGTCTATGGTTACATTGATTATCTGGCGATGAACATGCTGCCGGATCTCTGCGATGAAGCCTGGCTTGCGCGGCATGCTGCGATGAAGCGCTGTCCGCGAAAAAACGCCACAGCCGCCACCGGCTATATGCGGTGGGAGGGTGTGGTCAGCAACATCACGGTCAATGCCGGGGCCGTTATTCAGCGTGATGACCTCGTACAGTATACGGCTGTCGCTGATGCGACCAGCGCGGGCGGCGTGCTGCGGCTTCCTGTTGTCTGCAATACACCAGGTGCCACAGGCAACGCAGACGACGGCACAGCTCTGGTACTGGTGACGCCTGTCTCCGGCCTGCCTTCCGGCGGCGTCGCGGACACGATCACCGGCGGATTTGATACGGAAGACCTTGAGACCTGGCGTGCCCGCGTGCTCGAGCGTTATTACTGGACGCCGCTCGGTGGTGCCGACGGGGATTACATTGTCTGGGCGAAAGAGGTTTCCGGCGTCTCCCGCGCCTGGACGTATCGTCACTGGATGGGCACTGGCACCGTAGGCGTGCTGGTGGCCAGTAGTGATTTAGTCAATCCGATCCTTGATGAAACCACGGTTGCTGCGGTACAGGAGCATATCGCGCCGCTGGCTCCGGTGGCAGGTTCGGCACTGTATGTGTTTACTGCCGCGCCGAAGGTTATCAGTTTCACTATCGACCTTAATCCTGATACCGGGGCAGTACGCGCCGCGGTTGAAGCGGAGCTCCGGGCGTTCCTGCAGCGTGATGGCTACCCGGATGGGCTGCTTGAACTCTCCCGCATCAACGAAGCGATATCTGTCGCCACCGGTGAGCACAGCCACACGCTGGTTTCACCTGCGGCGGATATTGCGATTGCGAAAAACGAGCTGGCGGTGCTGGGGGCTATTACATGGCTGTAACCCGTGACGATTACATCAGCCTGCTGTCGGCACTTCTGCCGCCTGGTCCGGCATGGTCACCGGATGATCCGGCGGTAAAAGGAGCGGCACCCTCATTGCTTCGGGTGCATCAGCGCGCAGATGCACTGATGCATGAGATTGATCCGCGCACCACAACCGAACTTATCAACCGCTGGGAGCGCATTGCAGGCTTACCGGATGAGTGCATCCCGGAAGGAACCCAGACAATCAGGCAGCGCCAGCGGCGGCTTGATGCAAAGCTCAATCTGGCCGGCGGGATTAACGAAGCATTCTATCTGGCGCAGCTTGAGGCGCTGGGGAAGAAGGGCGCAACAATTACCCGGTACATCAAAAGCCCGTTCAAATGCATCTCGCCCTGTACGGAAGTGGTTGATTCGCCGGAGTGGCGCTACTACTGGCAGGTCAATATGCCAGCGTCAGTCGATGTTAATGCCATGACCTGTACCGATAACTGCGCCTCGCCATTGCGCTGGTGGGGGGACACGGTTGTTGAGTGCGTACTGACAAAGCTGTGCCCCTCTCATACCTATGTAGTTTTTAAATATCCGGAGTAATCATGCATCGTATTGATACACCCACCGCACAGGTGGACAAATTTGGCCTGGGCAAAAATGGCTTTACCCGCGGGAACCCGCAAACCGGTACGCCTGCTACAGAACTGGATGACGATTACTTTGATATGTTGCAGGAGGAACTGGCCGGAATCGTTGAAAATGCCGGTATTGTTCTTGATAAGACGAAACACAATCAGCTGTTGACGGCATTACAGACTGTATTTCAGTCGCGCGACGCGACTCTGACAGCCATCGCAGCACTAACCGGTTCCGCTAATAAGCTGGCCTATTTTAACGGAGCTGATACAGCAGCTCTGTCCGATTTTACAGATATCGGGCGTAACGTAGTCGCGCAGACCTCTATTGCAAACCTTCTCTCATACCTTGGATTGGGAGACGGTTCAACTCTGCCGGTTGGTACGCCAATTCCGTGGCCTACATCTACAGCGCCAGCAGGCTGGATTAAATGCAATGGATCGACATTTACAGCAGCGCAATATCCAAAACTGGCCCTGGCATATCCAGGTCTGGTTTTACCTGATTTGCGTGGACAGTTTATTCGTGGCTGGGATGACGGGAAAAACATTGATACAGGACGTACATTGCTCAGCACTCAAACTGACGCCTTGCAGGCGATAACAGGGACAGTGAACCTTGCCGGAACCTCCCTTACGCAGGGTATTGCATTTAGTGCATCCGGGGCATTTACAACGGGAGCGTTGACCGAGAGCACCTTCAGCGCTTCAAACGTGAATACCAACACACGATCTAACACTCTTAACTTTTCTGCTGCAAATGTTGCCCGAACAGCAACAGAAACCCGTCCCGTTAACATCGCATTTAACTACATTGTGAGGGCTGCGTAATGACTTCAGCAGTACTGGATAAAAACAAAATAGCCACTGTGGCGGGAAACATTGTGGTTTACAACTTCTCTTCACAAACGGGGGAGTATACCGGTTCAAATGTCGAATATTTGCCAATAGGCATCGGTTTACCAGCTTATTCAACAGATACAGAACCTGACGTGGCATATGAAGGGTATGTATCGGTATTTAACGGGGTGGTGTGGGAACAAAAAGAGGACCATCGCGGTGAAACGGTGTATTCGACGGCAGATCGTAGCGTGTCCAGAGTTCATTACATCGGCGCAATTAAGGAGGGATTCACTACCGCTGCGCCATCCACGCAATATGACAACTGGAGCGGTGATGAATGGGTAACAGATATTGCAGCGCAGCACGCTGCTGCGGTGGCTGTTGCCATGGGCTATCAGCAACAACTTATCGATAATGCGATGCAGTCAATCAGCGTTATCCAGTTGAAATTACAGGCCGCGAGAACGCTGACAGATGCGGAAAAATCAAGGCTTAATAAGGTGCTTGATTATATCGACGAAATTACTGCAATTGATACTGCAACCGCACCGGATATCGACTGGCCACAACTGCCAGTATAATTTTTTCCTTCATAACCTTTTCTCACGAAAAGAAAACCGGTCTTTTACTGGTTCCCGTCAAACGAAGCGGTATTGATCTGCGCGTCAAAAATCACTACTGTATATATATACAGTTTAGTTTGAGAGGTTCAGATCATGCCGCGCAATTACGAAATCAAAACCGCTTTCGTAGCAGCGATTCAGAGAAATCCAAAAGGGTATCAGTATCTTCGCACCGCAGACTTCATACGGGAGCTTAACGCACGCAACTGGCATTTCAGTGAGCGAGATGCAAATGACTGGATAGAGCGCTATCAGCCTTACTTCGTGGACAAGACGCCTGATGTAAGCGATAACCGCCTCTGGATGCTTCGCAATATGGGGAGTATTCAATAATGGGCTTTCCGTCACCAGCCGCTGATTATGCTCAGCGAGCACTTACCGTTGACTACCTGTGTCAGATGGATGCCAATTGCCGGATCATCGAAACAGACTCAGGGTATGCGGTGATAGATCTGTCAGCACGTCCAGGAGAGGGCGAAACGGTACTGGCAACGTTCGATGGTCGCGCGCAATTCGCTAAATGGATGGGGGGGGCGTTGATAACGGAAGACGGAGAAGCCGTTGAAGGTGAGGCACTGGATGGAGTAACGGTGCACGGTGTGCTGACCTATTCAGTTATCCGCGTTAAAGAAGATAATTTCGCGGTTTAGATGTCAGGGGTTTGACTTTCATTTTACCTTTGCAAAATTTCAAGCATAAAAACAACAGCAATAGATAGGACTTTTGGTATTTTTATTGAGTACCAGAACGCCTTAACCTCACATTATGTCAAAATCATAGCGCCTGTCATACTGGTAACAAGTTGAATATCCAATAGATAAGATATGAGATAATTAGCACGCACAATATATTCAAAGCAATTATAAATTTAACCGAAATATTCATGTGGAACAATCACAATTTATAATGATTCTTGCTATCATTCATTAATGAATGAAGTGATATAATTTGTATTATCCCACTTCGATGTCATATAGTTTCACTCGTCTCGCACTATTGCTACTTACATTTTTATAGGGTAAGTGCTCTGCAGCTTTACGCAATGCCTGGTTGAAGGCAATGACTGTAACGGGTTTGACAATTGCTTTAACTCTATTCGAATGGCTTTGAAAAATATATATATCGTTCGGATATAAAATTCTGCGTTTTTTAACTATCTTAAGGGCACCTGCATTCAAATATAGGGGAGGGTTTGCTTTGTGAAAATTTCCAGTGATTACCCCCTTATATGAACATACGTCGGAATACATTAGGTTTATAACTTTTCCAACACTTGTTTGTTGATAATAAAGCATTGCCCATAAATCGGACCATGTTTCGCTTAACTGTATTAGCTTGCTGTAAATACTTGTAAACTCAAAAAAAGATAGTTCATCAGGTTTTGCCATGACACACCTAGATTTTTATAAGACTATTTTATAGATGTAAAATAAAGGAATGTAGCATTGAATACAATACATTATTAATGGGGGGGCAGATCCCCGTTGCTTAAGATAACACGATGTAAGTATGCATTCCGAATGTCTACTCCTAGCTCATAGTGGACTTTTTCTTCCTGCAATAATGTACCGAACGGACAGAGGTTTGACCTTCATTTTACCTTGGCTGAATCTCAGGCATAAAAAAACCAACCGCAATGGGTTGGTTTTCTTGGGATTTTTTGGTCGGCACGAGAGGATTTGAACCTCCACCCCCTGACACCCCATGACGGTGCTCGTTACTTTAAAGCCGTTTTATGCTGTGAGTTCAACCGAGGGATGCAACACATTGGTTAAAACGCATCCTCGAGTCGCTTTAGTTCTTTTCAATCAGGCCTAAACTTTTCGACGCTGTTGCCGATTATTAACAGTTAAATCAATATAATCAAAGGGAACCCATGGCTAAACTTCGTACTGCACTGCTATTAATTTCAAGTGTTTTTTCTTTGACCGCTTGTGGCGAAAGCGATCCTGACGTAAAGGCGATACAAGATACAAAGCCTGTATTTTTTATGGGTGACTCTTATAAGGAGGGTTTTGACAAGTGGAGTGTTTGCGGCTCAGTGAAATGGGAGAAAATGAAGGAAGACGTCACAAGAATGTATGAGGGGAGAGACGTAGTCAGGGTAACTTGTAATGTAGATAATGTTGATGATTATGCGGAAAAACTCAAAAGCCTTATGCTTGACATTATTGCAAAGAATCCAGACAAATCTACAGCAGAAAAAGATAAAGCAACCGCAAGCCTCATAACCAATCTTGATTCAATTCAACTAAATCTATATTTTCTCCCTCCTAATGGGTCAAAACCGCGACCATATCTTTACGCATATAGATACAAATGGAAGGACGGTAAATCTGGTGTTGACATACACCGCCCTGAAGGGTTCATCAGGGTGATTCAAGGTCAGAAAAAAGATGTATTCGACCTGATGTTTAGCAATAAAAATAATGAATATTCCAATGGTCTTGATGCTAGAGCAATGGCGACCCTATTTATGTCTATGAGAAAAGACTAACAGTGCAAATAAACCCATTTGCCCAAGGTAGACAAATGGGTTTATTCCTGACTGAATCGTCACTGAATACATGCTGAAAAGATACTACCCACACAGTATTTTTATTGCTCAGAAATCCACTTTTCAAGCCAAATAAAGAAGATGTACCTAACTTATTGCTCATGTTAGATAACGCAGCTGATTTAAAATATCTTATTTAACTCGGAAACGTATTCCCCAAAATGATCCGCACCGTTTTGATAATCAATAGGTTAGTTGTTGTGCTTCACTGACGATTCAATAGGTGGAAATGATGTGTTTATTTAATAAAAACAGCTTTTTAACTTTAAATTAGCTATGTACTGCTGCGCCACATGGGCTGGGTCGAAGCGGCTGACCTGATCGTCAAAGGCATGAGCGGCGCGATCAACGCCAAAACCGTGACCTACGATTTCGAACGTCTGATGGAAGGCGCTAAGCTGCTGAAATGCTCAGAGTTTGGCGACGCGATTATCGCGAACATGTAATCCGCCTCGCGGGTTAAACAAAAACGGGAACCGGTTGGTTCCCGTTTTTTATGGTTATATACCAGCCTAATTAAAAATAAGAATTCGCGATATGGTTGAGGCAATAAATATTATTTATTCTAATAATGTGTGCTCACCGTAGAGGTATAAAAATCATGTTTAAACGTCGCACTCTTAATACTGCACTTGTGGCGGTGATTTCCCTGGTCGTATTTTCCGCGCCTGTGTTGGCAAATCCGGGAAATGGTAATGGTAATGGTAATGGAAACGGCGGCGGTCATGGCAATAGTAACGGCAATCATGGCAATAGCGGTAACCATGCGAATAAAGGCAATAGCTTTTCCTCCGATGACCGGGTTAACCGCAAAAACTATGGAAAGCCGGATCATGTTGAATCAGATATCAGTGTCTCGCGTGCCCGATCTCTGGCCGTCAATTATGGTCTGACCGGCTATCAGTCTCTCCCGCCGGGGATAGCGAAAAATCTTGCCCGTGGCAAGCCTTTGCCTCCGGGAATTGCGAAAAAAGCAGTACCGGCATCGATGCTTGGTCAACTGCCTTATTATCCCGGTTATGAGTGGCGCATTGTCGGAAGTGATCTGGTTCTGGTCGCGCTGAGCACCGCTATTGTCACCGCGATCATCAATGGTGTTTTTGATTAACACGACGCGCGTTTTATCCTCAAAGCCTCGCAACATGCGGGGCTTTTTTATGCGCCAAAAAAGAACCTCGTGACACTGTGAATATTTAATAAGATCGTTTTGATGCTGGAATTTACCAAACGGAAAAGCAACGATTGAAACTCTCTTCTGCTGCTCTGTGAGCGTTACGCTTGTGAGATAACTGACGAGTAAAATATTTTCTTGACTTAAGATAAATCCAGGTCGCTGTAATATTATTGCCAGTTGCTATTTGTTAAATTGTTCCCGTTTATAAAGCAAGCCTTACAAAAGGAAGATGATGAAGATTAACGCAGGACATGCGTTGCTATTGGTGACGTCATTATTACTCTCGGGTTGTGCAAAGACCGGTTCTGCAACGCAGCGCGCAGAGGGGAACGCTAAAGTGGATAACATGTTTGCCGGATACAAAGGGGCACAGGCAACCGCGGCGGAGAGTGATATCAACCGCTATGCAGGGCAGATCAAATCAGCGACTGAAAGTCACCTTTTTGACGCGGGTCGTTATGCCGGAAAATCATGTACGCTGCAAATCAGGCTTGCTGAGAGTGGCGCATTAGAAGATGCGCGGCCGACCAGCGGCGATCCTGCACTTTGCCGCGCGGCTATTATCGCTATCACGCAAGCGAGGCTCCCGAAACCACCTTCGCCAGCTGCTTATGCGGCCTTCAAAAACGCGACGCTGGAATTCAAACTGTAAAGGGTAATACAGGAGCGCATTGATAAGCGACACGCTTTTCACTATTGCCTGCCGGTGCAAGGAGGAGGAAATTACTCCTGCACCAGCCACATGTCCGACTCTTCAAACATCTCCTCAAGCATACGGTTGAGCTTTTCACGATCGCTTTTACTGGCGTCGCTGTTCAGTCCATTGGCCTGCATCGGTTTAACGCGGACATCAGCATCAGGAAAGATGCGATGCACACGCTTAGTTAATTCTTCAAGGATAATCTCTTTAGCGCCGGGTAAACCCGCAACATTACGCTTGTCATAAACCAGTTCAACAAACACAAAGCAGCCCTTTTTACTGTTTTTTCGTACAGTACTTATACTGGATGAAAAGCCAGTATTCAAGTGAAGAATCCTTTTACGTTCAACGAAAGTGTAATCTCTGGGGCGCAGTGGAAGGCATTGCACAAAAAATCCCGCACGAGGCGGGATGGTCAGGCGAGGTTAATTGACGCTTTTTTTCTTTTTAAAGTTCTCATCATTTATCACATGCTGGAACGAATCCAGTATCAAGCCTGAGATCCGCAAGACATCTTCGGGATGGTCGAGATAGATTCGTGTGCCATCGTGCTCCAGGCCCGCTCGCGCCACTTCATTTAAAGCAATAGGCGTCAATTCAATAGGCAGCTGAATAGATGAGCGATTCTTCTTATCATAATAACGAACAATCCAACGGTTAGTTTTTCCCTGATAAAGTACGCTGTAATACGATTCGGTATCTTTTGGCTGCAGATCTTTTTCTGGTCCGATAATCGAGACAATTTTTTCATATAACGCGCGTTCATTATGCGTTGTGATAATGTTGGGATTGTCGGGATCGATATGATCCGCTTTTTCATCAATCGTTACTGCTTCGTCGATGCCGTGGTTTGTCAGCTCTTCCCGGATAGGCTGATGGGCGGTAAGTCCGGAAACCACCATGGCGCTGACAGAACGCTGCACTGCCTCTCTGACCAGCGGAGTGATCGCATCAATAAATCGCTGATTGAGTTGTCGACCAATATTAGCGCGTGAGGCGACGTACCTTACAAATTCTGAATCTACCTCTTTCAGGCTGGAGGTAATAACTTTAGAGAATGAGGAGATATAGACGCTCTCTTCTGCAAGCGTTCGTAATGCCTCTGGTTTGAATTTGTCGTGGCGAAAGCGGAAGAGTTGTTCGGCATCTGCGTCGGTAATGTCGTCCATGCGAATACGCAAAAATGGCGTGGGATCCATAATATTTTTTTCCTGGAGATCGGTAAAAAAACGCCACTCCTGGCCATTCGTGATCGCTGAAATCGTCACTTCCGGCGTGCAGTTAAAGTATCGGGAAAGCTGTGGGCAGTGGTTATCGATTTTCTCTTTATACGGTTTTGCTTCGATGAACATGACAGGAACGCCCTGGCAAAACAACGCGTAATCAACGCGTTCACCTGCTTTAACCCCCGGAAAGTCGGCACCATATTCCGCTCTCACTTTTTGCGGGTCGTAAGCATTGAAGCCGAGAATATCTAAAAAAGGGAGGATCAACGCTTGTTTGGTGGTTTCTTCCGTTGTGCAGTGGATGCCAACGTTTTTGACATGTTCGATATGATTTTTAAGTCTTAATTTAAAGTTTTCCAT